TGAATTGCGCACCACTGACTGGATATATTCTTTAGTTTCGTCTATGCTTCCAGCAGAATCAACTTTAAATCCAAACACATTTTCTTCCTGCAAGCAAGCTTCACCAAAAGGCTTATCATCCAATTCAGTATCATCAAAATGAAATGTTGAGCTGGTGTTTTCTACCATACATTCACATCCCATTGCTACGATTAAACAAGTAGCTGGTATGTCAAATATCAAACCTTGTTTTGTTTTATTTTTATCTATGAATAATTCTGCTTTTATTTCTTCATCATTTGTAACATCATAAGGAAACCACCTATAGTCGCCTGTGTCGCCATCATAGTTATGTACAAATCTAAACAAACTAGTTTGTGCATCTCTTGCTCTTTTAGGTAAAGTTTTTTGTGGTAAGAAAAATTTCTCTCCTACACCACCAGCAACTTGAGTTACTTTAAAAGATTTTTTACCACTTAAAAAAGTTACTGTATCAACAACAACTGTTACATTTGTTAATCCAGTTGTATCAAATTTAGAAACTGCAATATCATCAGCATCAATAAATTGATAAAGACTTGGAGATCCAACTCCTCCTCCCATCCCTTTTAATTCATTTTCAGCAATACCAAAATATTTCTTTTCATCATCTGAATAAACTATCTGGCCTTCTGTTGCTGTTGCAGCGTAGGTTTCCAGGTTAACCGTTGAATCTTTTTTAACGTCCATTCTAGTAGGATCAACATTTGAGTTTCCTGTTAAGGTAGCTCCATCAACTGTTCCACCATTTATATCTGGACTTGTTAAAGTTTTATTTGTTAAAGTTTGAACATGAGCAAGTGTAGCTATTTCACTTTCACTTCCAACTTCTCCAGCTTTAAATTTACTTGTCGTAGTTGAATCATATCCAACTTGTGCATTAGTCGCATCACTCATTTCAACAGTTATACCAGCATCCTGAGCATCAGCAGTTGCTTCAGTTCCATTTTTATTTATTGTTACGTTTGCATCTTCAACATCTAAAGTGTCAGTATTAACAGTTGTTGTTGTCCCATTAATAGTCAAATCTCCAGCAACAGTTAAGTTACCATCAAAGCTTGACTCTCCAACACCATCAACATTTAAGTTACCAGGAATAGTGACATCAGAAGTTCCAGAAAAACTAACATCTCCTGTAACCTCTAAGTCACCAGCGATAGTAGAAGTTCCAGTTCCCTGCACATCCAAGTTTCCAGAAATGTCTGTATCTCCTAAGCCATCAACTTTAATTCTATCTGCTAAAGCTGTCTCGCCTGTCTTAACTGTTTGTATAGAAACTTCTGATCCATGCTGAGTTGACTGTGAATCTTCAGTTGCTTTAACTTGGATTAATCCCATATCAATTTCAGCACCAGCTTCATCGGTTCCAGTAAATTTACTAGATCCAATTTCATCAGCATTTAAAACCTGACCACTTCCAGTAGTTCTTTTTTTATTTAAAATATTTTTAGGGCCTGTTGCCGAATTTTCAACTAATGTTGATTTAATATTCCCTTCAACATGAACAACTTCATCTGGAACATTTGTTCCAAATCCAACTTTACCATCGCCTTTGATTCTAACTCTTTCTGTTAGTGTAGCTCCAGCATCAGCAGTTGTAGAAATTGAAAGCTCTGATCCATGCTCTGATCCAGTAACATTGTCAGTTGCAACAACTTCAATTTTTGCCATTATTTCTTCAACAGTTGCATCAGTGAAACCTACAAAGTTTACTTCTCCAATAGTGTCTCCATCAAGAGTTTGTCCAGCTCCAGTTGCTCGCCTTTTTAAAAGATTTAAAGCAGCTCCTAAAGCGTCATCACTTGACTTTTGAATATCAAGCTTGTCGCCTGTCGTTCCAAAACTAATTGAGTTAGTAGTAGAATTAATTTCAAAAAGAACAGTATCTTCAGCTCCATCATAAATACTAAAAACCCAAATAGGATCGTTTTGCATATCCACCCAGTATCCACCAGCATTTAAATTCGCTGGTCTATTACCATCACTTGTTGAAAAACCCGATGCCACTGCATCTTTGAAATCGTTTAAAATTGTAGCTAATTGTGTTCCCGATGTAGTGAGGGGATTTATAGAGTCAAAAATATTCCCTGCCATGTTTACTCCTATAAGTTATATTTTTTAATTATTCTTGCTATTGATGTTTTACCTCTACCAACTGCCTTGGCAATATTGCTATAGGATTTCCCATCTTTTCTATGTTTTAAAATTAAAGATATTTCTTCTTTTTTTATTAAATCTTTTCTTTTTGGCATGATTGTATTTCTTTTAATATCTGCATAATATTTGCCGTTTAATATTCCACAAAACAAATTTCTATCTATATTGTATTTAGCAGTTATTTCTTTGGTGGCAACATTGTTGTTATATAATTCAATAATATTAAAAATATCTTCTTTTGACAATTTTCTTAATTCTGGCTGTCTAATGTATTTATTCATTTCATTTTCTGACTGATTAACCCATTCCAAATTACCAACAAAATTATTTTTTCTATTGCCATCAATGTGATTAACTTGAGGCTTATTAAAGCTATTGGAAATAAAGCTTTTCGCAACTAGTCTATGGAGAGAAAAAACTTTTTTATTTTTATTATAAAGAATATTGAATAAATACCCACTAGTCATTTTTTGTGGCTTTAGATTTATATTGCTTCTTTTAGAAAATACCTTACCATAATTGCTTATAGCATACTCATTTTCATAACCAGCAATATCTTTCCAAATTTCTTTCAAACTAACCTCTAAATTGTGCTTGTATGTTTAAATCCGTAACCTTTCGCTAAAACATCAAACTGCCTAGAAACTTCTGTATTTGTATTATCATAGAAAATAATATTGAAACTTTCTAGTGTTTTATTGCTAATATTATAATAATCTCCAGTTTGTGCATTGTCTTGTGTTATCTGAATTGCTGGTGTGATTCCAGGCCCTTTGAAAGCTGGAATATAGTTAACAGTGTGAGATCCAACATTTGAAACTATATTATCAAAACTAACCATTCTATCTGGCATATCAGCTCTAATTTTAGCTTCAAAAACCCTAGGAGAAACGCTAGACTTATTCGATACTAGTCTTAGTTTGAATTGAAAAATCCTTGCTGTGAAATCACCTATTGTGAATTTTCTCCAGTCAGTCCATGCTCCAGTTTCTCCAGCAGAAATAGGATCGATAGCTGAAAGTGTTGCCCAATTGGAAATTGTAATAGCTGAATCTCTACCACGATAATACGTTTCAACATCCCAATCAGAAACCTTTGCTGAACTTAGCGTGTCAACTTCAGCTAGTGTTGGCCATGAAACCATCAGATCTCCAATGGTATAGCCTTCAGCTTCAATTAAAGATTGTAGCCGAACAGTGTATATGTCGCCAAGATCAAGAAAGTTAGAATAAGAATATTCGCCATCACTGTAAAACTCCTGTACTCCAGCAGCACCCGAAACATTATCTCCAAGAATCAATTCAGTTTCCTGAACAACTACCCTGTCTAAAACACCAGGGAATGTTGGAAAATCGTTTGTTTCTTCTATTATATTTAAATTAAATAAATTTGGAATTGATGTAATTGCTGAAGCTGCTTTGATAGATTCGTTTCCATTCCAATCTATGGCCTTAACAAAATAAGATCCAGTCCTGGCTTGGAAACTTGCCATTGATGTATTAGAATCTGTTTTCAATAATGGGATAGAACTTTCCCACGATGCTTCCGAGCTTGGAGAAAACCTAACAAGGTATCTATCAATATCACAATCAGTTACAAGATCCCAGTCTAACTGTAGTGTTTCATTTGTAACATTAATGTAAAGAGCATTAACATTGCTAGGAGCTATGGTTTTCAATAACGGAGTGGCTTCAATATGAGAAACTTCTCCAAGATTTAATTTAGACCCTGTCGCACTGACAGCTAAAACTTTAAACTTATGCTCAGCTCCAAGATAATCTTCACTGGCAACATATCGGTATCCAACTTGATTACTATAATCTATTAATTCAAAACCTTTGCCTTTATCAACATAAATTTCAAAAGTTTCATAAATCGTTCCATCTGGTACACCCCAGGTTAAATCAATATAATAAACATAACCACCACCATCACAATCAAAACTATTGTCTATAACTTCAAGATCTATAACTTCTCCTGGAGGTGTAATGTCTGAATCTTGAATTGTTGATATTTGTGGATCGTAATCAGGAATATCTTCTGATGATTCAGCATCAAAGATTGCATTATTCTTTTCGACTAAAGCAAGTTGAGCTGTCATGTCATCGTTAGGAGCTATTGTCTTAACAATACATTCGTAAGTTATTTTATCGACTTCTCCCCAAATTATTAAATCTCCAATCAGTGGGATAGTTCCATTCAATGTTGCTGTTGTTGAAGAAGTGATCGTCATTGTGGAAGTTACTATTCCATCAAGTACTGATCTGTAAGTGTAACCATAGCTTGTCGCTGGCTCTGTAGCAAAGCTTGCGTCAATCGTTACTTCATTTCCGTTTACTGCCTTTACTCTAAAAGGTGTTCCACCGACTCTCATTGCATCTTGAGTAACTAAAACAAAATCACCTCTAGTGCAAACCAAGTGTTCAAAATCAACACTCAAAGAAATCGTTTCCTGTCTTAGCTTCGCTTGGGCCAACATATAACGACCATATCTGAAAGCTTGTTCCTGATTGGTTATTCCAAAAGATTTAAAGTCTTCAAAAATTTCTGCTGAATTTGAATCAAAGCCATCATTGTAAACAACTCTCTCTCTTAATTCCCAGTTAGAGCCTTCGTCAACGTAACTTACTTTAAGCGCATCTGGCATTTCGACATATTTTCTAGTTGAAGCAAAATCCCAGGAGTTCCTTGGAGTGAACACTTGTACTGGCACTGTTTGTTTCTTATCTAAAAGAACTCCGTACTTTCCATCAACTAAATTCAAACTTGCTTGACAAGCATGAGATACTTGAGCCAATGCTTCTTGTAGTGTTATCCCATAGTCAAGAATATAGTTTACTTGAAATCTTTTTAGTTCGTAATCTTCTATGTTGGGGGGTGCTGTTGGATATTCGTCAGCATAATTGGCCCATGCTAATATGGAATTTGTCTCCAGTCTATCTTTCGATATTGCGTTTTTGTTTATTTCGCCTGTCAATAGATCAGAAAAAATCCACGCTGGATTTCCTGTTATTTCCTTTTCCCATGTGTTGCCATTATAAACATCTAAGACAGAATTAACTACTCCAGATAAATCTCTTATCGATCCGTTTAATTGATCCGTTGCTTTTATTTTTAATTCTAAAAAAGTATGTCGCTTGGTAGTGTCTATCGGATTTTTATCAAACCTTGCTGTTGCAGAAACCCATGTTAAATCTTCTGTTATCTGATAACTGTATCCACCATAACTTCTCACCCTGGTCAATCTCAGCTTAACTGATTCTTTCGTTTTTGGATTGAATCTAAAAGTAGCATATAGTGGAGTTTGTTGTTCGCCTGAAAGTGCCTTGACTCCATTGCCTTGAAGCTTAACTGTTTGAGCACCACTGACAAAACCATATTGCTTATTTGGCAACGCTAGATAATTGTGTGGATGTGCTGGATTTCTTAAATACAAGGTAACTCTATAGGCAACATCTTCTGTGACTAATGGAGTAGTTATGTACGTCCAGTAACCACCACCTGATCTGCTTTCTGTTGATGTTACTGTTCCTATGTAGTTTTTCCCACTATGGATATGCCCACCAATTGAAATGGCTTCAGTTGTTGGTATTCTTGAAGTGGTGTTTTTTTTATATCCTCTATACTGGATCTTATATCTTGATGCGATACTCCCATCGTAAAAAAAGCTAGAGGGTAAATCCATCGGATTTTCATATCTGTGATAATCAACTTCTCTAATGAAATCAAAATCTTCAAAAGATTCTGGCAATGCTACTAAACCAATCGTTGGAGTATCTGGATCTTCAACTGAATCAACGTGATTATAATCGTCATACTTATACCAGTCTTCTGTTCCATCTTCAGCAAACTCTAGTCTAACGTCAACTGTTCGAGTGCTTCGTTTCCCATCAGTGCCAAAAGTTGTTAGTCCTTTAGGGAAGGCAAGTGTTACCGTTATTTCCTGGTCTTCACTTCTTGTGTTATCGGAAATGCTTCTTGTTACCTGGTACTCGTCAACTATTGCTCCAGCTTCATTCTCGTTTTTATTTAGCGCAGCTCCAATTGAAACTTGGTTAACATCACCTTTATATATTTCAAAAGTTTTATTAGTAGCTTCATCCCATGAGCCTTCATCTGTGTCTGGTTTATTTGGATCAACTAATCTGTATTGGACATCGTTAAACTCATTAATTGGAGTGTCACCTATTTTTAAAGTATCTATTACATTAGGCCCTAAACCAAAATCATAAATGCCATAAAGATACTGAACTAACTCTCCAGTATTTTTATCTGATTCAATAGATGTATATGGATTTGCTGCAACGACTGGAAAGTGTCTATGCCTACCATAAATTTTTGGAACAGTCTGAAATTTTCTTGGAACATTAGATTGAGATCCAATTGAAAACATTTGTGAATCGCTATAAGATTCAAGCCCACCACCTATTGCCCCAAAGGCATTACTTGGAGGTGGAATTAATTCATTCATTAACAAGCTTGCACCGACTCCAGCCGCCGCACCAGCTAGTGCACCCAAAGCACCACCGCCTGTGTAAAAGGAGGCAACAGCTATCGCTGCAACAACTACGACTTGACTTACGATTTGTCCGAAGTCACCACCCTTTAAAACGATAGCAATTAAGATTTCGGTCTTCTCTTTTGGTTTTGTGTATTTCCAAAAGTCTTCTTCAATCTCATAACCATCAACAAATATTTTAAAGTGTTGTTCATGGTTTTCTGACTCTGATATTTTTTCGTTTTTAAGTGCTATGTCGAATATTTCTTTGAGGTTCAAACCGCTATCATGGATAACAATTTTCTCATTAGACGATATAGGATTTAATCTAATTCTTGTATTTCTGGCCATCTATAATATCCTAAAATTCTTTTTTTCCAATTATTAGTTCGCTCTAAAACGCTACCAGTTTTTTCTCTTGTATGCAAAAACCGTTCATTGTCAATATAGATCCCAACGTGTACTGGAAGTCCTAATATTTTTAATATTATTATGTCACCAAATTGTGGTTTTGTAACCTTGTTAAAATTTTCAAGATTAGACTTAACTAGATTTTTTGCTTCAGTTGAACTTGGTTTTACTTGATATAAAGTGTCAAGCTCTATGCAGAAAACTTTCTTATAAAAAAGCTGGACTAGCTCGTAACAATCAAAAGCCGAATAAGATAAACCGATTAAGCTATGAAAACAATCCAGGGTATAATGTCGGTGTGTATTTTTCACTTGATAAACCTGTATTTAAAAAATCATCTAAGTATAATCTAGCACTGATCTTTTTAGAATCATAGCTAATGTCACCTATCTTTAATTCGCCTAACTCAATTTCTACTGAGTCGGGATCATTTGATAATACAGCTTCAATTGTCGCTGGCATTGGAGAAGTCACTGTTCTTAGTTCGCTTATTAACTCAAGTGAAACATTGTCTAGTTCAAGTGAAACTTCTTTTTCTGTTTTGCCATCATCCGTTGGTAAGGTTATCTTCATTGGAAAAGCAGAAAAAACATTACCTCTACTTGTTATATCAGCAGTATTATTTACCAGCCTAATACTCCCACTGGTAGGATGTTCAATTGTTAATAACAACAAGAATGGAACAGAACTTTGTTGGCCGTAAATTTCTGCTAACAAAGCATTGGATAAATTTCTCATGGTATTTCAATCCAACTAAAACTTACTCTAAAATAATCACCACCGAGAGGAGACAAAGAAGGAGGATTAACGAATCTAAATTCAGATTGAATTTGTGTTATTGGGTGCATGAAGCTGAAGGTCTTTGTACCCCCTGACAGTGTTATTTTATAGAAGCTATCAAGGATAGAAAAGTCAGTCCTGTTTAGCTCTATTGTTCCGGCCATAGCATCTATTGCTTGAGTGTATCTTTGCCTTACCTTTGGCAAACCAACGTCAACACTTGACTGTATAGATGTGTTTCCTAATTCTAATTTAAAGCCAGCTTCGTTAAATTTATCCTGTAACTCTGCTGGAAATATTTCTGCCATTACGCACCCCTACGCCTTAATCCATAAACTTGCCCTAATGTTGAGTCAAGTTCACCTTTAGCAATATTCTTTTTCACGCTACTTAAAATAAGCACATCCAATATTTTTTCACCACTTGCTCCAGTTCTTTCTCGTTGCTCAACTTCATTCCCTGAATTATTGATAACATTAACAACAACATTGCTTCCACCACCTTCGACTCCTAATTTTCCATCAGGCCCACGTTTTAGTGGCATAATTGCTTCAGGCCCAGCCTCTCCCATTAGTCCTATGCCTTTAGCAAAAGGGAATACTGTTGGAGAATTTACTACACCACCATTTGCAAAAGGAACTATGTTTCCATTGCTGAAAGCATTTCCGTTTGCATTAGGTGTAACTGTTGATGAGGCCGCAGCAGGAGTCATTGCTCCAACTAAGCCTTGAGCTAACGGAGCTACAATCTGTGCTCTAATTATAATTCTAGTTAAGTCATCTAAAATTGCTTGTGCGAATTTTTTAAATTCTAATTTTCCATTTTTAGTAAATTCAAAAAGCATATCTTCTAAATTATCAAAAGCATTTTCAACACCCATAGCAACTTGCATAGCTACATTGCCAGCATCTTCTGAAACTGTTTTTAATCCCTTGGCAATTCCACTAGAAATTGTTCCAGTTCTTGCCATTGTCTTATTTAATTTTTCTAATTCTTTATTGTACTGATATAGATTTATTGTTCCTGCTTCAAATTTTTTATTTAAATCATCTACTTTTAGTTGCCTTATAGCTTGGTTATATTCTTCTAAACTAATTTTCCCTTTTTTGAATTGTGCATTAAGAGTTTTAAATGGGCCTGCCATTGTTTTAGCTTTATCAAGATCCAATCCTTTAAGTGAAACAGAGAGAGCTTTAAATAAATCTTTCCCTTCATTTTTTTTACTATTCTTATCAAGTTTAATTATCTCTAAATTAACTTCAGCTAAAAGATTTCCAAGCTTGTCAATGTCATCTGAGTAATCTCCTTTAAAAACTCCAACGTCAATTCCAGCTAACTTACCAAACCATTGAGCTGCTGTTCTAAACTTGTCAACAAAGCTATCAATGCTTTTAAGTGTTGTCATCATAAACACAACCCATGTTTTTTCCATCACAAGCAATGATTTTTCCCAGTTATAAGCCATCAATGCAATCGCTGTTGACACTCCAACGAGAATAAGCCCTATAGGGTTTTTTGCCATTGCAGCAGCAAATGCGTTCATAGCTGCGATCATCTTAGGGATAGCACTAATTATAACGAAGCTTACTAGCCCTGCTATTGCAGCTCCGATAACACCTATATTGCTAACAATCACCTTTGAAAAATTTTCAAAACCTCTGGAAACCCCAAAAGATTTATTCAGTTCATTTAATTTAAACTTAAAAGCGTCAAGCATGATAATTGTTGATTGCTCAAAAGTTGTTCCAAGAGCTTCAGCTTTTTTATTTAAATCATCAAAGTTTTTTGATAAAGCATTTAATACAACATCAGAAGTTATCTTTCCACTTTCAGCAAATTTAATTAATTGCCCTCTAGCTATTCCTAATTCTTTTGCAAGCATGGTGGAAAAAATAACATTTGATTCCAAAACGGATCTAAGTTCCTGACCTCTTAATTGCCCTGAAGATAAACCTTGAGTTAATTGAATTGTAGCTCCAGTTGCTTCAGCAATGGTAGCACCTGACAATCTAAATGTTTGTTGTAAAGCAACTGTTGTTGCTATCATTTGCTCATTAGTTAGGCCCAATTCTTGAGTAGCCAAAGCAACTCTGTTAAATGTCTGGCCCATAGCATTTACTGAAGTCTTAACTAGCGCAGCACTGTCTTTTAATAAAGTAAAAACTTTATTAGCAACTTCTGCGCTCCCTGTAAAAGCTTTTATTCTATCTTCTAATAACTGAAACTGATCTGCGGCTCTAGTTATTTCTCTAATCCCTAATCCTGCAATAGCTCCAGCAAAAACATTTCTAAAACCACCCAAAACATCAGAAGTCTTTTTAGTTTCTCGATTAAGTTTTCCCATTCCAGCAGCAATTCTTTTTAAATCAGCATCGCCTTTGGTTTCAACTTTTACTTTAATTACTCTTGTTTGAGTTTGAGCTACCATCTTTTCTCTCTTTTATTTTTAAATAACAACTATCTAATGTTCTCATTAAATAGTGGAACTCGTCAAAATCTTCAATCTCTTTTATTGTAGCAAAGTTATGTATATCCGTAAAAGATATTGGAGATAAGGTAACATTTGACCTACAAGTTGATAGCTCAAAATAAAACTCAATATAGATTGAAAAAGGGCCTATTGCTGGCTCCATGTTCTCAGATCTAACGGCTCCTTTTTGGAGCCTCTCATAATAGAAATCTAGCCGATCACTCCAGGTAAAATACCATTGAAGCCATCGTGTTAGGAGTTTCCCAATTCTTCCTTGTAATTATCTATATCGCTTGCATAAGCAACAAGCTCGCTTGCAAGGTCAGGTAATCCAACAAAGAACTCAACAGCTTTTTCTATAGAAAATTCTGTAGCTTCTCCATCAATCTCAATACCTTTCCAGTTGACTAAGCAAGATTCAACAAAAGCTCTAACCATGATCTTGTTTTCTTTGCCAGGATCAAGTGTGCCTTTTTCAATTTGCCTAGCATAAGGCTTGTGATATTTTGCAATAGCTAGTTTAACTTTCTCTGCGTTTTTACCACCGAATCTTCTAATTAAAAATCCCACTTCTTCTGAGATTTCAAACCAGATTCCATCTTTTTCAAAATTTGCATTAGTTTTAAAATACTTGTCTAAATTAGTTTTCATAAATCACCTTTCCTTTGTTAGATGAAAGCATATAAAAAAAGCTCTACTTTTTCAAGTAGAGCTTGCTAGGAAAGGTATTTTAAAAGATATTATCCTTTAAAAATTCTAACTGCACTTTCTGAATTTGATCCAACTTTAGCAACTCCAGACATATTTAAAAATACATCTTGATTTTGACCAGCACTTGCAGGATCTTCAAAGCTAACCTGTACTGCTGGGAAAAAGAACCCATAATGGCCATCGTTGTTTTTAACAGTGAAACCAATTGAAAATGGCTCTTGAGATAATTTCTTTGCCAGTAACGGCCAATTATCATTCGATAAATAAGCTGTTAAAGAAATTTCAATTTGAGCTGTTCCTTCTGAGTAATCTACTGGAGCTGTTTCTCCAATACAATTTTGAGCTGTTAAATTATTATTTAAACTCATTTCCATTGATTGAATACAAAAGGTTGATTCTTCTAAAGTTCCAACTGCGCTATTAATTAGAAATGGCATATCTACTGAGCCATTTAAACTATTTGAAGTTGCCGCTGCTGTTATAGTTCGTCCATCAGTTAGGAAATCACCTGAAACATTTACAGCTTGATAATTATTCCCTTGAAAGGAAAAAGTTGTATTAATGATCTCTCCATGGGCTACACTCAATGACATATTAGAGGCGATCATTCCTTTATAATTAATTGCCTTGTCAGTTAAATCTAAGAAAGTTTTTTCCATTGAAAAAGATTTCTTAGTTGCGCCAATATCAAGATAATCATTTAATTGATAAGTTGTTCCAGATCCAGTTTCATCTACCATTCCTTCTGAGCCAACATATTTTATAACTGTTGCTGAAGTAACTTCAATAACCATAACTTCAGTATTGTTCCCACTGTTAACGAAACTTCCTAATGTTAAAAGATCTCCAATTTTTAAATTTACTGTAAAATCTCCAACAGCTCTAGTGATTGTTTTTGCTGTAACATCAATAGTTAAATCTACTGAAGTTGATCCTGGTGTTTGCCAATTATTATACATTGCTGAAGCAAAGAAACTATCCATAACTACTTCTTTTGCAAGTTCTGTATTAACATCACCTCCAACAGTTAAGCCTGTTACGACTTGACCACTTGACATTCTATCAGTTCTAATCTGTTGACTCTCTGTTGTTTCTGGTGTTCCTGAAAGTGAATCTGACGTAAATCTAGCTGTTGCAAAGTCTCCTGCTGCTGGCGTTTCACCATAAATTGTTTCCTCTATTACTGCTAATCTAACTAAATTACTGCTCGACATAAATACTCCTTATAAATTTAAATCCCTATAATAATTTAAAATAATTGATGCTGATTGATAACCAGCATCTAATTCAAGAGTTGTTCCAGCTTCAAAATTTTCTGGTGCAACTCCTTCAATAATCATATCTTCAATTCTACGTCCTCTCAATAGATTTCTTAAAGTTTCTGATCTATTAATAATATCATCAGTTGTAGAATCTGAAACCCTGGCAACAATGTGTAGGTACACCGATCCAATTTCTCGATAACGGCCCTGACTATTTGTTGCTGTTATCGAATGTATTTCCTCTGAAGCTCCGATAAACTGGATACCTACCCAATCATCATTCCTTCCTAATCCAGCATTTGAAACAACTTCATTCAATGTTAAAAACTGACCTGTTAAGTCAATTATATTCTCACTTGAATTAGTGTCTATAAAATTATTGAATTGATCTCTTACATATTTACTACTCATGCCATTCCTTCTCCAGATAACTTTAATATTATTGTAGGATACAGATAAGGTCTACCATCTTTTTTAAATGTATTCCTAAATTTACCAGAAGCTTTAATATAAATCCCATTAGAGCCATTTGGCATAAATGAAAATCTCATAAAAGAAGCTATCTGCTTATACTTGCTTCTAAAAACTCTATAGCTTAAATAATAAGCTCCATTAGGTTGTTTGATTGGATTACCTGTTGTTCTTGATTTTCTTGTACGTCCACCAGCGGCTTGATTTTTGTTGGCATATTTCCCACGCACTCCTCGCCTAATTCCTTTATGCTCTAACCTTCTAGCATAAGGCATGGCATTTACAAATCTAATTGTATCTGTTGGCTTGAAGCCTCCAGATTTAGATTTAATAACTATGTATCTTTTTAACCCACCAACACCTCTAGCAACTTCAATCCCATTCACAAAAACAAGATTAGCACTTCTATATTGGCCAGTGGAAATAGGAGATCTTTCAATTAAAGCTTCATACATTTTTATTAATGCAAAAGAAATATCAACTCTTGCAAAATATTCTATCTTTCCAAAATATCTAACCTGATATTCGTTTCTTTCAAAAACATTATCAGTTCTAACTCTGGCTTTTTTATCAAAACCTCTACTTTGTTCATCTTTTAATGCTGTCTTAGCTATTTTAACATGAGCTGTTTTTGTAAAATCCAAAAAGTCTTTAAGCGTTTCTTTTCCTGTTAAATCAGATTCGAGATCCCATTTTGAAGCCCCCTTTCCTGACTCTGAAACTGAAATGCTTATTGCTACCATTATCCTACCCTTAAACGATACCCAACTATATTTCCAAAAAGAACCATTTCTCTAACCTCTTGAACAGCATAAATCCCAAAGCCTTCATCAACTAAAGTGTCGCCTCGTCTTGGCTCACCAAAAGAACTATCATCTAGAGATTTTTTAGATACAACATATTCTCTACCTTCAACTTGTATTTCTTCCATTGCTTTAAAATTTCTAAAATAATTCGATGGAGCTGCAATAATTGTTGCAGTAGTAGTTTTATTTCTTTCAAGAATAACTGATCTACCTTGATTGTTTAAAATAAAATGAAATGCTGATATAAATTTATTCGACATAATTTTCTCGTATTTCGCCTATTACTTTTCGTTCACTTTTATAAGCATCTAGCACGTTTGCATAGTTACCGATTATCATTCCAAATTGAGCTTTTCTTTCATTAGCTTGGAGAGTGTAATCAAAGTCAATTGACATAACACCAGGGATAGAAACTCTTTGAACATCGCTTCCAAAATTAACATCCATGCCATTTATTTTTTTACTATATCTTTCTGATACAAGAGCATAAACAACATCCTCAATTACTGGAGGAGTAGAATTAAATCCTGCTGTATATTGAATAACAACTCTTGAATTATACCCATACTCTGTAAACCAATATTTTCTAATTCCATTTATTTCTGTTTTAAAAATCATTCCATTACTTGTGTTAAGTAAAAATTCATCTATTGTTAATGCTGTTTCGTTTTCAGATCCATCATTTAATTTCTCAATTTCTTTAATTGATCCAATAGATTGAATCGGATAATGATAAGTTAAAAGTTTTTTTGCACTTAAATCATCTTTATAGTCATGGCCATAAAATGTTTGAACATAGGCTGCTGAAAGAATTTTTCTTCCACAATATCCCTCGATGGCATCACTGACTATTGTAATTTGTGAAGTTAAGAAATCATTGTAATCATCATTTGTGATGTCTAAATAAGTTTTCATATCTGCAAGTGAAACTAACATATCTACCTCTTTATCTTATTCTAATAAAATCTTCTATATTATTTTTAATTAATTGCTCCAAGTCTTTTGGGTTAAATAAATCCAAAGGCTTTTCTATTTTATACCATTTGGAAAATAATAAACCAACTTGCTCTGAGCAAAACATCTTATCTCTACCTGTTCCAAATATATTTCTATCTAAATCAAAAGCAAAGGCAACTAATATTCCAGCAATAGATTTAAAGTCATATCCTCTTTGTGGTAATAGATTCAAAGTAAAAACTATATCTTTGTATTCTTCATCAGTTATATTTTTATCATATTGCATAACTATATCATTACGCTTAAGCCAATCGCCATAATTAATAAAATGCGCTTCTCCATGACTTGCTTCAAATACCATTAGCTGATCTGTTCTGCTATCTTTTATTAGAGTGGCAACATGGCCATATTTTGTTTTTAATACTTTCTTTATACCATAATTAGTAAAAGTTCTTTTTTTAGGGTTAGAAAAAAGTGTTGTTAATTTCATCTTACAAGCTCGATACAAATTCTAGTATCCTAGATTTAATCATATCAACATCCTCTTGAGGAACATGGTTGGGAATAAACTTAGGTACTAACACATTACCATCTATTATCACTCCATCAATCATCATTAAAACTACTTCCAAAGATCCTGACATTAAAGCTTGCATTATATACGCATCAGATAATTCTTTTAATTGATTATACAGATCTATAGAAGTTAATAATCCTTCATGTTTTTTTTGCATATTCATTACACTGTATTCGTGCATTAGATCATTGGAAAATTTCTTGGCCTGTTCTAATATGTCGCAGTTAACTATGCTTAAGTCAAAATCTGTATATGCCATAACATAATCATATAATGCTGTTTGCTCAGTAGGTGTTAAATCTTGAATTGTGGCTACAGTTATACTTAGTCCATTTATTATTGCACCATCTATATGTAGTTCTACTTTCTTTTTATTTATATAATTTTCAAAAACTACTGGTGTGACCGTAGTTGCCATTGTGTAATTATAATTCATTACAATACCCTCCATGCTTCTAATGTAGCTCCATAGCAAGTAGCTACATAGCTGGAATTTTCAGACATAAATTTTAGTTCAATCACTCTATCTCCTACTATTTCAACATCGCAGTACATAAAAGCACTATTGTGATTTCTAATATCACTACCAGAATCTTTTGATTCCATTTCAAACATTTTCTTTTCCACTCCATCAACAAATAAAGCACCTATAAAATTATATGAAGTAGTATTCATTCTCCATGTCATTTGCATACCAATTCTATATTTACCAACTTGGCAATTAGTTCGATTAAGAGTCAAATAAGTAACATATTCAGAAGTAGAATTAGTGATAGGATCAGTCCTTTCAATCATTCCAAAATTCTGACCAAATACACTAACACCAATAGCAACTGGTATTCCATCTTCTTTCATATAGTAAGGAACTCCAGCAAGGAAATATCTGCTGATCTCTCCTGCATCGGGAGCATTGGGATGTGTTGTTCTGTTGTCGTAAGTTGCTATACTCATTCAATTCTCCATGTACCTTTTATTTTTATTGTATAATTCTTTAATCTAGGATTAACCATAATCAATGCTTTGTCACTAGGTATGGTTATATCTCGATCTAAAACTCCGTACAAATAAGGATCTGATTCTCCTACTTCTAAATTATCTATATGCTCTTTAAGTGTTTCGCTGCTTGACGCAATCCATTTAATATCTTCTGCTTCAGGAATATATTCACTAGGGCCTCCAAGTTCATCTCCATCTATTTCTAGTACTGCAAATTTTGGATTTCTTCCCATTGCTTTTTCCCTAAAAAAAAGAGAGAGGGCCGAAACCCTCTCAGTTAATTATTAAATATTTTTCTTAATTGCTCGTACTTCTACATATAAATCTGTTGCACTTAAAGCAACTCCAGTTTGAATAACATAACTAGAAGCCGTTGAAGGCATAGTTGAAACATGATTAGTTCCATCCCAATAGTAAACGTCACCAGGAGTAGCTGAACTTAAAACTCCAGCCAATACAGTATCATTACTTAATGATTTAACATCAACACCGTTTGCAGCAGTAACATTTGCAAGGCCAACAGCTTTATGAAAAGTTGTTATTGTTGAATAAACACCTAGAGAATTAGATCCATCTACATAAAGTAAATCACCTTTTGAAACGCCAGAACTTACAGCAGTAACACCACGCTCTCCAACAAGTCCGTATAATTCTTGCAACGATCCTTCAACATCAGTTTCAGCAGTATGGTTTCCTGAATCTGCGATTGGTAAATCTCCAGCACTAACTTGATTAGCTCCAAGGCCCCAATCAATTTTAAGAGCATTTACTCCATCGTCTTTTATGTTAAGTGTACTTGCATTAAACTCAATAGATACATCGTCAACTTCAGAAGTCTTAATATAATCTTCAACTAATTTATCATCAGAAATTGATCCTGCTAACATTCCGTTAGTGATTCCTAAAGCTTTTACTCTAAGAGTATCAGTGTCAATCTCAACACTAGAATCATCAACATTTACGTTCATAATACCAGCAGCATAACCAAGTCCAGCTCCAGCTAAAGTAGGATCAACAGAAATTTCATTTCCTGCAATCTGAAGTCCATCTCCAACAGTTGTACTTTCAAAATTTTGCTCAATCCAGTTTGCACCATCATAAGTAAATTGAGATCCTGGAACATCTTCAACTATGATTGTATTACCAGCACCAGGAGTCGTATAAACCCACGCAGCACCGTCATACTCAGCAATCTGGTCTTCTTTTCCAGCCCAGTCACCAGTTGCAGTTGCTATAATCATATAACGTGCACCTGTAGCAGGAGTACCTGGAGGTGTAGCTAACCTTGTTAATACTGACTGAAGCCAGTCATAACCAAGTGCTAAATCATCAACGTATTTTTTATCAATAATTTGAGCGTCTTCTGTAAACGTAGGATGTGAAGAATACTTCACAATTGCAGAATAATCTCTAGTTCCATCTAACAATGAAAATTTAGTATGCGCAACTGAATCAGCAACACCAGCTAAATTGTCATGGTCATAACCGCTTTCATCAATCATGCTAGAATCAATTAAACCACTAGCATCTAATACTACTGGTTTATTTTCATTACCAGCACCACCAGCAGAAGTGTATTCGCTAGTATTGTAACCTGTCTTTTCTTCATACTCACCGTTGGCACCAACGATTAAAAATTTTTCACTCATAATTTAAGCTCCCCAGAAATTGGATCATATCCAAATTTTTCTGATTCAATGTTGAATTTATTTCTTATTTCTTCATTAAATTTCGTTCTTTTGAGCTTCACTATTTCAAGTTCTTTTAACATATTTATGATATTTCTTTCCACCATTAACCGAGAAACTTCTATTTCATAGTTTTTAATTTTTATAGATTGCTCTAAATTTCTAACCCTTTCGTTATGAAGTTCAATTTTCAACATTTCTGCTTCACTTAAATAAGGTACTTCCTCTTTAACGGTTTTTTTTGTTTTTTTCTTAACTACTTTAGCTATTTTTTTCATTTCATTTTCCTAGTATTTTAAGTTTTTCTATCTCTTGTTTCATTGAATAATATTCACTGGCAAGATATTCTGATTTCAACACTAAATCATCTTCAGCTTTAAAAATATATTTAACCTTATGTCCACTTGTCTTTTCTACTTTATGTAGTTCAATTTTCTTTAATAAGAAAGCTGCATAAAAAATATCCATAGTTTCAATCATGCTCTCACCACCCTGTTGCCTTTCATAAATAATAGTTGTTCTTCAGAATAAGGCTGCCCTAATCTGAGTACGATATGGCCCGATGCCGTTGGAATAATTGTAATCATTTCTCCTGCTACTGAGTCACTTAGAAAATATTCTTTTGTAACGTCAAGGCTTGAATAAATTGATTCTGTTGTTCCTGATACTCTTATTGTACATTCATTTAAAGTTGCCTTGGCTTCCACTATCCCGATAACATTTGACTCGGTTAAGCTTGTGGCAATCGCATTAGTAGCAACACCACCAGAAGTCATGTAAACAGCAGCTCCAACAAAAACAGAAGATTGGCAAGAAACACCAGCAATGACCGCATTGGCACCACCAGTTTTAATAGGATCAACTAAAACCTCTTGGCCTCCTATTATCTTTCTACCTACTAATTTATATGTCACGATACAATCTCCATAGGTCTTTTAACATCCATAAAAACAGCACCAGTTCCTAACGATTGCCCTAACTCGACAACAAATTCTCCAACATCAGCAGGAGGGTTTTGTGTCATTACTCCATTAACTCCAAGAAAGAATGGATTATTCAAACTAAAAGCCAATGCTCCATTTTCATAAACACCAAAAAGTAACACCGAAACATTACTATCAACTACTCCATCTTCAATCGCTATCCCGATGGCTTGAGCATCTTCATAAGTGCCATTATTTGTAGCCTTGAAAGCTTTTTGATCGGAACCTAATCTAATTATATCGTTAACAAAAATATTTTCACCAGCAACAAATATGCGGCTCAACTTTTGTGCATCGCCAGTGACATGAACTTCAACAGTTCCAGTATCACCACCATACGTTGCCATATTGTCTACATCAGAAAGTGTTGGCCAATCAGCAATCGAAACTTCTGGAACAACAAAAACATTATCGCCAATGAAATTAATTTTCTTAGCACAGTCTGTAATTGTTAACCCTTCATCTTCAATCGCAACACAATTCCCATTATCAATTTCTATATTTACTTTTTTTGGATCAATATCATCAACTTCAACAGTTGCATTTATAAAATTTAATCTATCTGCACATCCAAGTATTTCGGCATCTTCTTCTTCAACAGCTATACAAGCTTCATTTGGTGTTACATTAATTTGAGTAGGATCAGTGCCGTCAACTTCAACTATTGAATTAACAAAATTCAGCTTTTGTGCTTCTCCAATATCTACTCCATCTTGCTTAATTAAAAGCGCACCTAAACCACCACCGCCTGATCCACCACCCGATGAAAAACTCTGATAGATCATGCTTATTGATGGTATTTTTATTTGATCTGTTTCAATTGATTTACCATTTGAAAAATAAAAAACAAAACTAAAATATTCTTTTGATTTTTGCTCAATTTCTATATCAACAACAATTGGAGCATCTTCTCCATCACTGCCTCTTTCACCTTTTAATCCATTAGGCCCAGCTAAACCTTGTAAGCCAATAGAGCCTCTAAGTCCTCTATCACCTTTTTCTCCAGTTTTTCCAGTTAAGCCAATTTCTCCTTGATCTCCTTGAAAACCCTGTTTTCCACGTTGACCTCTCGCACCTTTATCGCCTTTTAATTCTAAGGTTTCTTCTGAAGATAAATCTGAAAATTTTAATTTTAAATCTTCTTTTTCTTCATCACTTAAATCAGAAAATTTAAGTTTAAATGATTCAGTTTTTTCTTCAACAATATTTGATAAATCATTTAAAATTGATTTATGGCTTTCTTCATAGTCAAAATTTTGACCTGGCTTTCCACGTTGACCTCTAGATCCTTTGGATCCTTTTAATCCTTCTTTTTCATCTTCAGTTAAATCAGAAAATTTTAATTTTAATTTTTCGGATTTATCAGATACGATATTATTTAAATCATTATAAATTAATTCTTTATTTTCTTCATAGGAAAAATCTTTGCCAGGCTTACCGTCTAAACCTTTTAAATCTTTTTTTTCATCTTCAGTTAAATCTGAAAATCTTAGTTTAAAATCTTCTTTTATTCCTGAAACAAATGATTCTATTTTAGAGAAAATTCTATCTTTATGATCAGAAAAAAGAAAATTTCTTCCATGCTTACCAGTTTCACCTTTAAGTGATTCAATTTGCTTTAAGGTTAGATTTTCAAATTTTAATTTTAAAAAATCTTTCTCATCATCAGTTAAATCAGAAAATTTTAATTTGAATTTTTCGGAATTATTGGATACAGCATTTGAGATTGCACTAAGAATTTCAATTTCATTTTCAGAAAAATCAAAATCTTGACCAGGCTTTCCCTTTTGGCCACGTTGACCTCTTAAACCTTTAAGAGAGCCATTATTTATGTGTTCATTAACGACTGCATCTACTACAGCCAGAATTGTTAGCTTATCCATTAAAACCTACTGCGCTTAAAACGAGTTTAGTTTTAGCTCATGCTTCTTTGCAAATATTCAATAGTTGTTTTGTTTAAAGCAGTTTCAATTTCTTTTTTATCTTTATCATCTTCATTGCTTTTGTCTTTCCCTTTTATTTGGGAATCTACAACTTCATCAACTCTATCTGCTGGTGTGTAATTATTTGTGGCAATATAATATCTATCACCACTTTCATAAGGAGATTTCCCCTCTGATTCTCTAATTTCGTTAGGAGTCATTGCTCCAACTTGCATCATTTTACCAAAATATTCAGATCTTGTTTTCATGTCGCCTCTGAATACGGCTTGAAGATCAATTTCTGCTTTAATTCCATTCAAACTATTTTTTAATAGTTTAACATCAGCTTCACATTCCCAATTTCTGGCCCATGCATCTAATGTATCAGTTGCCACTTCAAGGTTGGCATTTTCAATATTATTAAATGTTGCTGCTTCAGTGTCAAATAATTTAGTAGGTGGTAAACCTAAAAATCTAGCAATTTCTAAAACAGAAAATTTTCTTGATTCTAAAAATTGTAGAACTTGTGGATCATGTGAAATTGAAGAATATGTTAACCCTTCTTCTAATATTGCTGTTCCTCCAACTTTGCGTCCTGAGTGCGCAGCTTCCCATGATTCTTTTATTCTCGTTAATGCCTCTGGTGATAGTTTGCCATCAACAGTTAATACTCCTGCTGGTAAACCACCATTAGAAAATAAAGCATTAGCAAATTTATCAGCACCTTTAGAAATCCCTAAAGCTTCTGAAGCATAATCAATTAAGCCTAATCCAGTTATGCCATCTTTGGTGTGAAAATTTCTTAAATGAAACACATCTTCTTTTCTTAAAAAAGCATCTCCAGTTCCACCGATTCCACCACCAACAATTCTATAAATCAGTGTGTTGTTTGCATCTCTCATTGTGTATATATGGTTAGTTGATATAGGCCATAAAGCAATGATCCTACCAGCATTATCTCTTTCGATTTCTGCATAACCATTACCATAGATAAGAGCTGATTGATTCATAACCAATCTAAACATGAATGTATTCATCTCAGGATTCGGAGCTGTTCTTAATAGCTTCTGTATTCTGTGATTATCCATGATATTATTTTTTGAATCTTTTACGTTGAAAGGCAATTTTGCAAGTTGAGTTGAAATATAAATAACCCCACGATAAAACGCAGAAACTTGCATGGCACTATCAGCATAAATAAGTGTTCCACCAGTTTGAGTATACAACTTAGTTGTATTCTGCGGTTGACTCTCTTTATACTTCTTCTTGTTGGAAAAAAATGAAAAAATACCCATTTATTACTCGCTTAGTTTTTCTTTATTTTCTTCTTTTTCTTCTGGTTTTGCAATAGGCTTTTCTTCTTGCCTAGAGTTTCTTGGTCTTCTTGTTGGTTTTTCTTCTTTAATAGCTATTGTGCAGCCTCTTTTAATCCATCTATCAATAAACCCTGGAACTTCTTCTGATATTTCGTGAACTTTTCCACCTTCAAAAACTCTTTTTCCATAAATCATTTCTCTTGGAAAATATAATTTAACTTTTTTCATTTTAATTACCCCAAATAAAAAAAACGGCCAGAACTAACTGACCGCTTAGATAGTCAATAATTAAAGAGCTTCTAAATAAGCACCTTCTTTTTTCATATCACTTATAAGATATGATCCTGCCATAACTTTTGCTACTGTAGCGTCAGCTACATTTGCTGAAAGATAGTTAAACCCATTGTTTACATCTAACATTTCTGGCAAAAATTCAAATACAACAATTCCACCAGCATCAGCAAAAATTCCTGCAAGATCAACAGAAGCTCCCAAAGGAGAATCAGGTCTTACTTCAACTTTCGTGAAAGAGGTTTCTCCATCAGCTTTATGATAGTAATTAACTTGCACATTTAAATCTTTAGAAACTCCACCAGTAGCAGAATCATGTTGTTGAAAACTAGGTGTTACAACAGCAGCAGTAGAGTCACCGAAGTGAAGCTTTACAGCATATCCAAAACCTTTACTCATATCAATTCTATTGCCAACAACAGCAGCAGCATTAAGATCTGCTGGAGCAGAAACTTCTTTGATTCCTACATATTCACATAATAATTTATTCATTTTATAATCTCCTTATAATTATCTAGCTTCTAATTTAACAAAAGCAGACATTTCATAGTTACCATATTTAGTCATTACTGGTGACTTGAATGGACAATTTCCATCTATTCTTTGAGTAAATTTAAACGCAGTTAAATCTCTATCAAAATATAAATGAGTTGAAACGTCTTGTTTCATTCCTGATGTTTTCATTAAAGTATAATAATAATCTAAATCAGCTAACACGATGTCACCAGAATCACCTAATGCTGGTTGTGATCCCATCATATAATAAATTGGTTTTCCAAGTAATGTATCAAATGGTAGTGCTGCTGCATTTTGAAATGCGCTACCAGCAACATAGATATAATTACCATTATCATCTTTAAGAAGTCTAAGTTGTTCTTTGCACTGAGGATGTGCATACCATACACCTTTTGCCATTGGAAGCAATCTGCTTTCCATTTTAACAAGGTTTTTGTAATTAACAGTATCAGCATCTTGAGCAACTTCTTTTGCTACTTCAATTGTAAAGCCACTACCAATTAATCCTGCTGGTTTAGCATTACCATCACCATTCATAATTACATCATTTAACTCATGCACCATAGCTTCTGGAGCTTTTCTTCTAATATAGCTTTCAAGAGCTGTTGCATCTTCAAGTAACTCATCAGTAGCAGTAACTAAACCAGCAACTTTATGTAATTTAAAACTTGCTTGGCCTAACTCTTGCTTACTTTGAGTAATTGCTTTCCCTTCTCCTGTCCAATAAACTTTAATTCCACCATTCCAAGGCTCTTTTTCATCAATTGGAAGTGATAAATGATTACCAGATGTTGTAAAACCAGAAGTTTTTGCTAATAAAGAAGTTTCGCCTTGAACTTTAGTTTGAATTTCAGTTAAGAAATCACCAGGAATTAAAACTCCTCCATCTTCTGAAACCATTTCATAAGCTACTGAGTTGTTGAATCTTTCATCAACTTTCCCTCTTGATTTATCTGCAACAGCCATTGCAAAATCACCAAGATTTTTAAAGCCCATAGTTTTATCAAATCTATTAATAACTTGAACGTGTGGAACTGGTGCTTTTGGAGCTGGTGCGGCTTGTCTGCCAGCAGAAGCAGAAGCATGATTTCTGATTGCTTCAATTTTTTCTAAAGCTTCAACTCTGTTTCTGATTCCTTCAAATTCTTCATTTAAAGTATTGATGCTTCCAATTTGCTCATCGCTAAAATTTTCGATTGCATCAAATACTTCTAGCTCTGTTACGATTGCACTTAAACGTGCTCTTAGTTTTTCTAATTCGTTCATTATATTTCTCCTTTTTGAATATAGAACTAACGATTAATTAATTTAAGCTGCGCTAGTTACGAGCTAAAACTTCTTTTAAGTTATTTTTAAAACCGTCTATTTTATTTTTAATATGATTTCTGCTTTCAGCTCCAAAGTCAACCTTGCCTTTAATCCACATTTTATTTGCTGAAGCAGCAATAGAGGCGGTCATATCTTCATCTTTTTTATCTGCAAAACCTTTTTCAACAGCTTCATCAGCATAGATAAAAGTTTCAGCATGAATCATGTCTTTAAGTTCATTCCGATCCATGCCAGTTTTCTTTTGATAAATACCAACAATTTGATCGTCTATTTCATCCAACCTATCAGCAGTATTCAAAAAATCTCTGGAATTGCCCATTGCTATTGTCCAGGCTGAATGAATCATTAACACTGCGCCTTCGCCCATCACTATTTCATCTCCTGCCATTGCTATTACACTGGCAATCGAAGCAGCAATACCATCTATATAAACAATTTTTTTTGCTTTATGTTTTTTAAGTCTATTATAAATAGTTATACCATCAAAAACATCTCCTCCATAAGAATTAATTCTTACTTCAATAGTGTTAACATTTGCTGGCAAATCTTTTAAGGTAGCATCAAAATCTTTTGCTGATAACGCATCGGAAAACCAATCGCTTTTTCCAATATCTTCATAAATAACAATTTCTGCTACATCATTACTTTTCATTTTAATAGCAAATTTTTTATCAATGTTTTTATTTCTTATTTTTATTAAATCGCTCATATATTTTCTCCTAGGTATAACCATAACCGTTAAAGTATATAAAATAAAGTCGGAAATTTAAGAAATTTATAAAACTATTATTCCTCTCCCCTCATAAACGGATTCTTTTTCCTCATTCTGTATCCACCCAGCAAGGGCCATTGTTCCACCAACAACTAAATCTATCTTGAATTTTTCATGGGATTTCCTGAAATAAATGTTTTCATTGTGATCTTCTTTTGCAACAACATTTGAAAAACACCAACGCAACACTGGATTGCCATTGTGTCTTATCTTTTTCTCTCTAATAATTGCATCAAGAAATTTTAATGGTTCCGAAACATTCCCTACGTTCATTTTAAATTCAGTCATGGAAACATTCTCACTTTCCATGTTTTGAGAAAACTGGCTTGCACTCCAAGGATCATATAACGCATCGCTTATACTGTATGATTTATCTTGCTCTAAAAAATAACTCTCTAGTTTAGTATAATTTATTGCTTGTCCTGGTGTTGCTGTAATCCATCCTTGATCCACCCATCCTTTGTAGGAAGCGTTATTACTTTTTGCGATTGCAGCTTCAGGAAGGAATGTATCAGCAAAGATATAAAATAAATTATCACGTTTAAAAATATAAACAAAAGCTGTAAGGTCAACTTTAGAAGCAAGGTCAATACCAACAAAACACTTTTCATCTTTAAAATCCTCAATTTTTAATGATTCATCTTTACACTCATCATAAGAAAGCATATCAAAAAGATTTTCGCTTGCCGTACACCAAACATTAAAATGCTTTGTTAATACATTATTTTTATTCCCAGGTTGACGAATTGCTTTATCCACCATTGATTGAATGTATTCTTCACCTAAAGAAATACCAAGATTAGGATTAGCTTTAATCCAGTTTTTTTTATCTCTAAAATCATCTTCTTTATCTATTGTATAAACTAAGCCAAATTGAGAATCATCTTCATAATCTCTTTTTAAAACTTTCTCTAAATCAGTTTGAAGCTCGTAACAAATACCAGTATCATCAAAACCAGCAGTAGAAATACACCAAAGAATAGGCTGTGTTCTGGCACCAACAGCAGTTTCCATAACGCCATAAAGATTCCTATCCTTAAAACTATGAACTTCATCAAAAATAACACAATTAGGGCCTAAACCATCAAGAGAGTTTGAGTCGCTTGCCAATGGTTTATAAATTGATGCTGTCTTTTCGTTTTCTATATGATGTCTGAATAAAACTGTTCCAGTTTTTTTTGCAAAGCTTGCAGCTTTTTTTATTTGCTCTCTTGCAGAATCAAAAACAATTCTCGCCTGATCTTTTTTGCTGGCCAAGGAATAAACTTCTGCTCCATCTTCACCATCAAGTGATAGCATATATAATCCAAGAGGAGATGAAAGAGCTGTTTTGCCATTCTTTCTAGCACACAGTATAAATGTTTTTGTAAACCTTCTAAAGCCTGTGTGTTTCCAGATAAAACCAAAAACATTAGCATAAACAAATAATTGCCATGGCTCAAGGATCATTGGCTTTCCTGCAAGTGGGCCTTTTATGTGAGGAAACTTTTGCACTAATCTACAGACTCTTTCAGCTTTATCAAAATCAAATATAAATTTATAGTTTTCAAGATCTCTTTTGAATCTTTCGCAAGCAGCTTTAACTTGCCAGCATGAGAGTATTTTGCCATCTAAAATATCATCGGCATATTGAAAAGCTAGTTTACAGTATGGATATTTAATCCCATTCACTTTCATTTTCATCTTCAGAAATTGTAGCATCTTTTACTAAAATAATTCCAAGTAACTTTGAGTATGCTCTGATTTCAGCTAAAACTTTAGTCATTAATTGAGTCTCAACATGAGGTCTTGATGTTGATCCGTATCTACCGACAGTAATAAAAGAGAAACCGTTTTCTTCAACGAATTTTGTCAACTTGTGATAATCTACATATAGTTGACATAATATCTCAAGTTGTTTGAGGTGGCTTTTATGGAAGTTTTCTCTCTCTGTGATAGAATCAAGAAATATATCCCAATGTTTTTTAAATATTTTGCCTTTTTTTGGTGCACCAAACTTTTTTTTATTCATAGGATTACTAGATCTGAGAGAGCACGATATGTCAAGAAATAAATTAAACTGGTGCTCCTAATCTAAAAAACACCTCTCGCAAAAACTTGCG